ATAAGACACTATCAAACTTTAAGCGACGCTTCTTATGCTGCACATATTGCAAGTGTACCGTTCTATTTTGGAAGCGGTATTGACAAGGATGAGGTTAAAAATCTAGCGATATCTCCTAACACATTTTTCGCAACACATAACCCTGACGCAGATATAAAAATTATTGATTATGACGGTAAAGGTGTTGCAGTTTGTCAAACGATTAACACAGAACTTGAAAAACAGATGCACGCAATAGGCTTTAGTGTTGTTATGGAGTCAAAAGAAATGACTGCTACAGAGACACGTTTAGCATACGGGCAAAAGCAAAGCAAGTTAAACACTTATGCGATACTTCTTAGAGACGCGATAGAAAACATCTTTAAAATGATGGCTATTATGGGCGGACTTGGTAACGATGGTGGTAGCGTTAAAATTGATAGCGATATACTTAGAAGCCCACTTGATGCGCAACAGTTTACAACTTTAGTAAATGCAGTAAATAGCGGTTTCATTAGTTACGAAACTGGATGGAATATGATACTTAGTGGTAAGTTAGAATTGCCTGCTGATTTTGCTCCAGATGCGGAACTTGAAAAAATTAATAGTGATGGCTTATTAAATGACACTAGAACAACAACTAGCGATAATTAATAGCTACTTAGAGCGATTTAGTAGTGCAACGCAAGAGGAAATCTCAACTAAGCTTATATTAGCAGAGGATAGAGTAGCAACACTCCTAAGCAGCACTAAAAACCGTCGCCAGATACAAAAAGAACTTAATGTTATTTTCAAAGATACGTTTGCGACTTTTGAAACCGTATTAATAGATGATGATATACCAACACTACAAGCGATGGCGTGGGATGCAACAGCTTTAGCTATGACTAAGTACATAGAAGAGCCTCCGATTAAGTTTAAAGACATTAGTAAAGCAACTAAAGAGAAACTAGCATCCAACGCAAACTTAATACAAGGTTACACACTACAAGAGCATTTTAAACACTTAGAATATACAACGGTTAGAAACATCAAAGGTATAATTTTTAAAGGCTTTAGTGATGGATTAGGCGTTGAAGAGATTAACCGTGAGATACGCACTACAATCGGAAATATAAACCGCAACCAAAGCAAAACGCTTGTTAGAACCGCCTTACTAGATGCAGTAGGACGAAGCCAAGAAGAGTTTTATGATACTATTTCCGACGAGATAGATTATTATGTTTATTCGTCGGTTTTGGATAACAGAACAACACCTTACTGCATGGTAGCAAATGGCTACAAAGTTAAAGACAAAGCAACAGCAAAATATAAACCACGTACACACTACAACTGTAGAAGTTTCTGGCTACCTGAAAATGAAGCCACGCGCCAAGTCGAGCAACAACAAAAGTTAGTGCAGTTTGACAAAAAAACCGTGAATCACCGTGATGGTACAAAAAGCACAAAGTTTAAAGTTGATAGTGTGAAAAATATCCCAGAAAATGTAACAGGAATAGAAGCACTAAAGTATTATGATGATGCTTATTTACAAGATTATTTAGGCAAAACTAGATACAACTTATATAAAAGCGGTAAAGCTAAATTTGCGGATATGTATAACTTAGCACGTGGTGAACTTATACCCGTTGAACAGCTTAGAAAAAAAGTTGGAATTTAAACCCCTTTAAAACCTTAAAAAATTATTATAGTATTGCATAAGAGTAGGTGGATACCTAGTCGAAACAACGAACGCTTGGAGTAGCAATATGAACGTATTAGAACAATTTAGGGAGCTTTTAGCCGAAAATGAGGAATTAGCGGAGAGTTTTGCTAAAGTTGAAAGTGTTTTTAATGATGCAATTAAGACACGCGACAAAGCAAAAGAAGAGAACAGAACTCTTAAAACTTTTAAAACAGACTTAGAAAAACAGTTTGAACTTGAAGATGCGAGTGTAGAGGACATAGTTGCTAAAACTAAAGATGCGCAAAACACAGACGTTGAAAAGATTGAACAAAAGTATCAAGCCGATTTGGAAGCGTTAAGAGCTGAACTCACAACACGCGATGCTTCTATTAATGAACTTAATGGTAAATACAATGACACGGTATTTGAGAACAGTATCGTGCAAAGTGGACTATTAAGCGATTTTGTTGACGAGCCGATGGCACGCAAGAACATCACAGAACAGATTAAACAACATTTAATCTATGAAGATGGTAAAGTTTATGTCAAAGACGAAACAACAGGACAAAAAGCGGAAGACTTACATACTGGAGAGTATCTAAGTCCTAAGAGTGTAATTGAAAATATTAAAAAAACAATTTCACCAATTTACCTAAACCCACAAACCACTAATAGCGGAATGGGTACGCCACCGAGAAATCAAGGACAGCCAAACAATGGCTTAAAAAGAAGTGCTATGAGTCATGGAGAAAAGGGAAGCTTTATTGCTGAACACGGAAATGAAGCGTATTTAGCACTACCAAATTAAAAAAGGAAATTTAAACAATGGCTTTAAAAATTGACACAGAAATCGTAAAAACTTCTATGACTGAAGTGCTTATGCAACAAATAGAAAACTTCAACGCAGGCACAAGCGGTGCAATCGTTTTAAGTTCACATTACATAATGGGTGACTCTATGAGTTATTCTAAACTAGCGGAAATCGCTAACCTTGTGGGTCGTAGAGATATTACGGTTAACACAGATGCAACAGTAAAAGCAATTAACTCGGCTGATAGTAAATCGGTAGTTTGTTACTTCTCAACTGGATCTATTGAATTTAACAAAGTTGACGCTCGTCGTTATGGTTCTGATGTAAACGGTTTTTCTTCTGCAATCGGTGAGCAAATCGGTATCGGTTTTGTTAATTATATGCTTAATCGTGGTATTTATGCTGTACGTGCTGCAATCGAGAAAAACAAAGCAACTTTAGCTGCTGGTGATGGTACTGCAACAGTTACTTACTCTTTACTAAACACTGCGCTATCTAAATTTGGTGATGCTTCAGGAAGTATCGTTGCATGGGTTATGAACGGTAAAACTTTTCATGATTTAGTAGGGGACGGTTTAGCTAACATCAAAACTGATAATGTAGCTGGTGGTATCGTTGCAACTGGTACAACTGGAACTCTTGGTCGCCCTGCATTTATTACTGATGCTGACGGGCTTACTATGAAAGATATTTCAACTGGTTTAGTTGATACTACTTCGGTACTTGGTCTAACTGCTAACGCTCTTGAAATTGCAGAAACAGAAGCTCGTGAGATTTTCTCTGAGACAATCGGTGGAAAAGAAAACCTTAGAACACGTGTGCAAGGTGAGTCTGATGTACTTATCACGGTTAAAGGTTACACTTATGGTGGTACTGATAACCCTACAGATGCTGTTCTTGGTGCTTCTACAAGTTGGGCGCAATCTGCTACAGATGCTAAGGCTACGGCTGGTGTACTCGTAAACGTGCTTTAATGCGCGTTTATAAAGGTTGATAAATGAATATTATCTACTCAAAAACGGAGATTAAAGACTTAGAGGGCGTATACGCAGACCCTGAGTTATTTAATGGTGATACAGAGTCTGGAACGATAGTTGTATACACTGACAGCGATGCAATTAAAAGTGCTTATGAAAACAAAGGTGTAGAAGTAGTTGCAATTCCTAAAAAACGCAGAGCGAGGGTTCAAGATGCAGATGTTGAATAAATACATAGCACTACTTAAACAAAACGCACAAAAAGTAATCATAGCAATACTCTTAGTTTTACTTGGATACATTGCTTTTAGTAACAATACACACCCTCCATCTACACCAATTGTAGAGTTAGAGCAGTGTGAAGACACAGTGCAAACGCAATATGTGTTAAAGACTGATGACTTCTTAGCGAGTAAAGATGTGGTCATTTATGACTTATCGCAATTTAAGCTTTTAAAAACAAAAACAAGAGGCGATAAAGTCGGATATTACTACTCACAAGAGGGTAAATACGAGACTTACGTTACAATCTTCAAGCCGAAAGGCGAATAACAAAGCGGGTATTTCTACCCGTTTACTCCACAAAATAATCCACAAATATATATTTTAAGGCATAAATAAGAAAATATGTTTTATACTTCTTGCATATAAACAAAAGGATAGGCAAAAGATGGAACAATTAGAACAGATAGACCACTTATTAGATGAAGCAAACCAAGATTATGTTAATTTTAACATGATGTTTGAACAGGCAAACGAACAGCTTGGGGACACGCTAGAGTTATGTAAAAAACAATTTGAGCAAACACTCATTAAATATAATGTAGATGCTTATGAGTTTGAAGAGTTTTTAAGAGATGTGGGGACAATATGAAAGATTTAGCAATCCTAAGAGACTACGAAAAACTAGCTATGCCACTTGATATGATAGCAAAAAAACACGATGTAAGCTTTGCTTATGTTGTGCAAGTGGTACATTATTATAAGGTGCAGTTACCATTGAAGGCTACACTATGACCGAAGCCGAACATCAAAAAATAGTAGTGCAGTATCTACGTAAAAACAACATTATGCACTTTGCACCTATGAATGAGAACATAGGTAGTTTTTTAGACCGTTTAAATGCTGTTAAACTTGCAAATAAAGCTAAAGGAATGGGTAGCATAAAAGGCACACCAGACCTCGTTATCATGCTGCCAAAGTGTATATTGTTTTTAGAACTTAAAAAGGAAAAAGGTCACGTATCTAAAGAACAAAATAACTTTTTAGGACGTGTAAATAATTATAGCTATGCAGTTGGCGAGGTTGCTTTCGGTCATCAAGAGGCTATACAGATTATAATGAATTTGAGATGACCGACGAAGACATCCAAGTTTACTTAGTTTTAGGTGCTACATTCTTCCTGTTGCTAGGTATTGCTTTAAACCCCTTTTTATAAAAGCCTGATTATTCTATTATTAGAATAAAAAAAGGGCTAATTATGGAACTCGAAGTAAGAGTTGATAAACTAGAAGATAGAGTAAACGCCTTAGAGAAAAGTGAAACTGGAATACAAGTTACGCTTACACATTTTACTAATTCAGTTGATAGCTTCATAAAATCTTTAGAAACACACGAACAAAAAGAAGATGTACGCTTTGCAGCCTATGAAAAAGACGTTAAATTTTTGACTAAAGTTGCGTATTTTGGTATCGGTGGTTTGTTACTTCTACAGTTCCTTATTAGCAGCGGGATTTTAAAATGGCAGCAGTAATTACAACAGATAACAGCTATGTTACACTAGCCGAAGCAAACACATACTTTGATAATAGACTCAATATAACTACTTGGAGCAGTGCAGACGACGACACAAAAACACGTGCACTACTACAAGCTACACGCAGATTAAACTATGAGAAATACTATGGCGATAGAGTTTCAGGTACACAGGCTTTACCGTTTCCACGCATAAATATTGGCTATATTGACGGTGTTTTAATTGATAATACAATCCCACAACAAATAAAAGATGCAGAGTGTGAACTCGCACTCTATATGCTCTCAACTGATATGTCAAAGCCAAGTGTTAATCTAAATAACATTGAAGAGGTACAAGCTGGAAGTGTTAGAGTTAAGTATGTAGCTGATGAAAACGATAACATATCACGACCGAACGACGAACTTCCGCCATTTGTTATGCATCTACTCGATGGCTTATCTAAAACAGCTACAATCGGGGGCATGGTAGAGGTTTACAGATGAGTACAGTATTTGCAACAAGGGAACTTTAAGATGATAGACTTCACAGCACTCCAAACAACAACAACAGAGCTTATAAATAAAGTAGGCTCTACTCTCACACTCAAAAAACCATCTTCTAGCACTTATGACGTATCAAGCGGCGAGATTGTCACGGTTGATGGTACTACCACAACTATAAAAGCTATTATTGAGAGTTATACAAGCCAAGAAGTGCAAGGCTTAGTTCAAGCTGGAGATTTAATAATAATGGTTACACACGATAATGTAATCGAAATGGAAAAGGACACTATTATCTTGCAAGAGCGAGAATACAATATCATAAATGTGATGCCAGAGCTTCAAGGCGATGTTACACTTTATTATAATGTGCAGGTAAGAAGATGATACCAGCTTTACCAAGCGGATACATTGTAGATACGAAACCAGCGAAACAAAAGCTACAAACTATATTAAATCACATCATGGAATTTAGAGACAAATATCCACACGCAACAGAGAGCGAACTTGCTGCGTTTAGCGCTGGGTTTTTGGCTGGTAAAAGTAGAAATCGCACGGAGCGATGCAATGGTTCAGAGTAATTTAAAGGACTTCTTAAAAGAGGTAGAGCAAAAAGTAAAGCTATATGAAAAACAGCGCTATAAGTGGTGTGTTGATAATATTTTGATAGCTAATAAGATGTTAGTTGGATTATCTCCTGTTAATACGGGGTTATTTCGTGCTAACCATATACCAACTTACAACTCTAAAACAAATCGCACTAAAGAGAGTACAGATGTAGAACTTATAGATTTAAGCGGTGCCAAGTTTAAAAATGGTGATACAATCACGATACAAAATAATCTAGCCTATGCAGATGCTTTAGAGTCAGGACATAGCACACAAGCACCAGCAGGTATTTATGGTATCACAGAGGAACGTATGCGCATCCAAATAAACAAAAAGGTTAAAGCATGAGTATAAAGACAATCAAAAACACACTTGAAAACTATCTAAACACTAACATAACGACAACTGCTATTAAGTGGACGAATACAACAGCCTACAGCTTAAACAGCACAGCATTAACACAAACACAGATAAGTGCTTTGACTAACTTCATAGAGCCGAAAGTTATCCCGATTATTAGCGACCGTGACACTATTGCAGTTAGCAATGGGATTAAGCATTTAGCATTTTTTCAAATAGATATTTATGCTAAAAAGAACACGGGGACGGGTAAACTTTATGACATAGCAAACGATTTAGACTTATTATTTCGTGAGAAAGTTATAGGAGATGTTACTTGCGATAATGTCACGGTGTTACCACAAATTGAACTAGATGAATCTGTGAGCATGAGTGTACGTGTTAGGTGTTTTGATAGGGATTAGTTAATCCATTGATTGTATAGAATAACATAAGCGGTGTATCGCCTTTGTTGTTTTTCGCTACCTTTTTTTAATCGCTTCAATGTACTTTCTGAAATTCCATAAAATATAGATAAATCTTTTAGTGTTACTTTATTCATAGGCTCATTATAGCACTTTAACCC